TTGAGTCAGCACCTATTGTTGTCCAACTTGCTGCTGCTACTTGTTGTCTAGCATATCCACCAAAACTAGCTTCTGTTACTGAACCTGTTTCAGCGGCAGATACGGCTGTTGCTAGTCCTACATAAATGCTGTCACCAGGACTTGCAAAACTTAACGAGTTATTCTTGAAGATATAATGTAATAATCTTCTTTCTAAATAGTTGGTTGCTGCATTTGAGGTTGCCATGTTTTATCTCCTATGTCCTTGGTCTTCTAGGTAATCCTTGCCTATAAGCATCAGCATTCTCCCTAGCCTCACCTAAATCTTTTAATCTACTTATTTCTTCCATAAACCTTTTCTCATACAACTGCATCATATCCGGTTCACCTTTCATAAAAATATACGCTTCTACGAGCGATCCGTAAAGCATTGCGTTTAAGGCATTCTTACTTAACCATGTTGTTGTAGTGTCGCTTGATATGGCAGATATGGCAGAACTATGAGCGGTTGTGCCACCTGTTACTGTTTCACCATTTGTAAAAGCGGTTGTTGGAACCACTATTGTTAACTGATTTGTGCCATCATTCTTAGAACTAATTGTAGCGGTAGCACCACTAGAGGTCCCTGTGATTACTTCGTTTACCGCAAAACTGCTCGCGGCACCTACGGTCAAGACTATTGTACTGTCCGCTAAACTGGTTGGTTTATAATAATAATGAAGTTCAACAGAATAATTACTGTTTGGTGTTGGAGCTAATATAAAATTACTTACATCAAACTTTGCATAATATTTAGGCACACCTGTTGTTGATGCATTTGGATTGTACTCTTGTATAAAGTTTACATCTTTCTCTAACAAAAATTCAATATTACTAGAGTTAGTTATAGACAAACTAAATGATGCTAAGTAATCATCTGGAACAGATAAGAACCTGTCAGAAGAAGAAACGGCACTGGTAACATTTTTACGAAATACATCAAAATCAATCATTTTAAATATACGATTTTCTGTAGATCTAATAAAATCTCTTAAATGGGAAACAAAAGTAGTTTCTGTGTTTTCTGTATAATCCTGTATAGTTGTTTTTAATGTTGTTAATGTATAACTCATTTAGTTCTCCAAAGTAACAGGTCCAGCAGAAGCTATACTACCACCACCTTTTGTAGAACCTGTAACAGCCGTTCCGGATACAGAAACAGTGTAATTGTTTTCATCTACCACGCTCGCTATAGAATATCCAGAAGAATTTTCCATAATAGCAGACGTTATTCCATCAAAAGGGGCTACGCTTCTAAAACGAATTGAGCTAGAAACAGAACGCCCGTGAGCATGTTCTTGAACTGTTATTGTAGTTGTTGCCTGACCCGCTGTACCGGTTGTAAAAGGATTAAGTCTTAATAAAACTAAAATGGCAGGTTCTGTTCTAGATGGTCTAGCATCTCTTAAAGCTTGTGCGTCAGCTTTTTTTGGTCTTGGGTTTAATTGTGGGTGTTTTGACTCATATTCAGATTTAGCTACAACAGAACCATTCCACTCTTTTACTTTTTGTTTATACGAAAACTTTAAGCCGCTTCTATCGGAAATAAAATAAGCATTTTTTCCTGAAGAGAAACCCATTATCCCACCTTATAATAATCCATACTCGGAGTAATATTAAAAGAAGATCTATCTCTGTCTTCAGCCATAGCTCTGTCAAATTCCTCTTCGTACACGTTTTTTAAAAGTTGTATTCTTTCGGGTGCTCTTTTTAGTGAAATGTAATAGGCTAAACCTGCTGTTAAACAAGGATAAAATCGAAAAGGTATCTCTAAGGTGTTTTGAGCTGCGTCCGCATCATTCATTCTAGTTAAAGCATCGTAACGTATAACATCTGTGCTGTTTTCAGGAGCTGGCCAAATTTTAAGATTAGGAGTTATCTGCCGATCAAGAAAAAATTGAGTAGGTCTACCCGTAGTTGTTTTAGTAGGTATAGATGAGTAAACGTCCCGGCTAATACGAGCCATATTAAAATCTGTGCTACCTCTTCTAACTACAATAGATAGTATATCAATGACATCCGTTCCCAAAGAGTATTCGGTGTCGTCTGCTGTTACCGTTTGTGTTCTTTGTTCAATTGTCCATTGATTTAAACCGCGGTTAGCCCACTCAGCCAACATTAAATTTAAAGACCTTCTAGCACTTTTAAGGTCATAGCCTGTTCTTACCTCTAAGCCACATCGTTCAAAAGCTTCTTCTATATACTCGTCAACCGCAGGTTCAAAATTAGTTGATGCTGATAAAGCCATTTATTCCTCGCTGTACAAGTTATCAAAAATTTTATTTACGTCTAGTGTATAGTCTAAATCAGATTTGGAGTAATGTATATACTGCGAAGGTAAAAAATCTGGTGCCCCTTGTCCTGTTTCAAACCATGCTGGATGTGTAACACGAACTCGATTATTTGGCAATGCTACAAGATTACCTGTCCACTCACCCGCGTCCAATAAATACATTACATGACTTTGCTTGTGTTGGGCAGGATCATCCGCTATCTCACTGTCGGTATAATCAACTGTAAATAAATATTTTGCAGGGTACATCTCTCCACCTATTTTAGCTAACCAGGGGCAAGGAGTAGCTCTGTCCATGGTATAAACAGCATGCGTGTGAGAAGCACAATCCCAAGGTTGAGCATCATGTGTTGCCATAGGTATTGGCCATTCTTCAACGGTTATGTCTGCCATTAAAGCGGTTATGGGCATTCTTGCCCACATTGCTCCACCGTGAACATTTGGATTTTTTGTTCCATCTGTTTCACAACCTGTAAAAACAAGTTGAAAACTTAAACAACGATTAGGAATAGTAGTAACCGCTATAGCCATGGCGTGTAAAAACTCTCCATGATACTTTTGATGATTACAGGTATATTCCCTTCTAACCCAACATTTAAAATGAGGGATATTACTTTGAAGGTACGGCATTATTTTTTGCTTTTAACGGCTCCGCCTTTTTTCATCATTTTCTTTCGCATAGCGCCCCCACCCATCATTTTTTTAGGTGTTACCTTACCGCCTTTAGCGTAACCTTTTTTTCTCATAGCACCACCGGCCATCATTTTTTTAGGTTTAACAGGTCCACCTTTAGCATATCCTTTTTTCTTTTTAACAGGTCCACCTTTCTTCATAAAACCCATTTTATTACGAACCGCTGTAGGTAATTTTTTTAAACCTTTACTTTTTGCAGGTACTTTCTTCATTGCCATTTTATTCTCCTATTTAAACCAATTTACTGTTAAATTTGCAAGGACTCCAATACCCCCTGCTACACCCATCATAACCCAAAAAGCACCTCGCCAACGACTGGCGGTTTCTCTAAGTTGAACCATGTCTGAACGCATTTCTTTCATATCTTCTTGAAGAGCTTCAACACGTTCTTCCAAACGAGCTAAAGTAACCTCTAACTTAACTTCTTGTGTCATTTTTCTTTTAACTGCCATTACGCAAAGAAAAAAGTCATCATGTCAGAGGTGTCTAAAGTATATTTAACGGATAAACCGCTATCAAATAAGACCCCTTGCTCTGGTATTGTTCTATCAATAACAGTGTTAGCAGTGCCTATTGTTCTTGATTTAAACAAAGTAGTCCCGCTTTCGGGCGTTCCGTTTATATACTCTATCGTTCCAGCAGTTCCACCGGAAACAATAGAAAAACCTTTTAATCTAACCCGGCCCCCGCCTCCTATGGCTTGAGAACAAAGTGTGCCAGAACCTACTTTTATATTAGCTGCGTATTGTGCGGAACACTCTACCGCAGACACTGTTAAAAATAATTTTTCTCCTGCAACAGCTTCTGCTGATCCTGTTGAAGTAATAACTTCTGTCATAGCTGTCCCAAATACATCAGTTCCTGTAATTGTACAGGTCTTAGCATTGTCACCTGTGCCAGTAGTTGTTACTATAACATTTCTAGCAGCCCCTCCTGCAAAAGTAGTGTTGGCCATTGTAGCAGAAGTGTTTGGTCTAGCTGCGGTAACCAATCTATCGTCATCAGAAGCGTTCTCATCACTAACTGTCAAGGCTTTTACGTCTGAACTTCCCATATAATTCTCCTAAATATGTGGGGAGAATAAACTCCCCACTCAATTATAATTAAGCTGCGTAACCCATCAATTCAATGAAAAGTTTACCTGCTGTATAGTCTGCATCAGTTGCCGCACCAGTTGTAAGATATAAAAACTCATCCGCTGCTGGAACAGCTGCAAAGAAAACTTTACTACCCAGTGTTGCGTCACCAGAATTAACAAGAAGTGTTTCAGAAAGACCAGAGATTGCTCCATCTTCAACACCAGTGCTTTCTGTAGCTGAGTGAATATTGATGTCTGGATCGCCACCTGCTGGAGCCTCAAAACATTCCATGCTACCCGTTAAGATAGTTCCATTTTGTGCAGCAGTAATCTGTCCAATATGACAAACTAATGCTGTTCCGTTAACACCAATGATGTCACCAGATCCGGTTGATCTTAAACCAGTTAAGTCAATTAAAATTTTTGTTGTAATGATACCGCCTATTCTTTGCACAGCACTTCTGTAAATAGTACCCGAACCTGTAGTAATACCTGTTCCAGCTTCTGTGGATAAAGTGTTTGCGTCAAATGAAGTTACACCAGTTGAACTAATGCTTGAGAGCGTTGTAAAAGCACCAGTTGTTGAGCTTTTACTTACGGAAGTAAAGCCGCCCTCTGAACGAACTGGTCCTGAAAAAGTTGTGTTAGCCATGTTATTTCTCCTTGTCGTGGCAAATGTCTACATTATTGTAGTCAAGGTTTTCTAAACTATATAATAAAAAAGGGCGACTAGCAAGCCGCCCTTTTACACTTGTTAAAAAATTTATTTAAGCACCAGCTGTGCCAAACACAGAACGCCAGTCAGATACGCCAAAAGAATATCTTTCTCTTGCCTTAAATCTCATGTTTCCTGTATCGAAGTCGCCTTCCATAGCTGTCTTAATTGGGCTTCTGTTAAATAATTTAAAGCCGTTAGGTGCATCAGTTTTAATAAAATACGCATCAGTGTCAGTTAAGAAATGATTAATAGCAGCGCCTTGTGGGAGCATACCCATGCTCTTTACTGCATTAAGATCATTATCTGCTGTACCAACACGCAAATTAGTTGCCATCAATCTTTCAGCAATAAACTGAAGTTCTTTTGGAATAATCAGTTTTGTGCCTCTGATTGCAACTTTTAAACCACGCTCGTCAGTGATACCCGAAATATCAATTAGCATCTGCTCAAGAGAAGTTTCGTTAAGATCCGCAGGGGTACTTAACTGATTTCTTTGATTTCCGCTTAAAGATGGGTGCGCTGATGAACATAAAGCAGCTCCATCTCCAATTGGAAATGCTGTGCTAAATGCGTTGTTTAAAATAGACGCAGCCTTAATTTGCTTAGTTTGTGCCATTGATCTTGCCAAAGCTTTAGTATAGCGAGACGCTAACCTATCATACAAATTATCTTCGATAGCTTCTTCTGTAATAGAGAAAGCTAATGCGATAGTTTCCATTGTATAACGAGCTGTATATGTCTCCTGTGCAGAGTCAAAAGTTATTGCTGAACCTTCTTCTTTCACAGGTGCTGTAGTAAAACCAGCCAACATCACTTCTTCTTCAAATGCTCTATCGGAAGTTTCTTCATCAAAAACTTCTGAATGCTCATTCTCATAACGGTCATATTCCATTCCGAAGAGTGCATTTAAACCAGGTTCTAGCTCTTTTGCTAGTTGTGCTCTAGATATTGCCATTTATGCTCTCCTATATACCAGTTGTTGCGTAAGTACCAACTGCAATGGTAGTACCGCTGTTAAAGTGACCGTTAAGCCTAACAATGTATTGATGTCCAACAGCAGAATAATCTGCATTTGCAGGGTCGTCTACAAGACCTACAATTCTAACATCAAGTGTATTTGTTGTAGCTGCTGTACTAATATCTAACATATCGGAAGATTTACCGGTATTTGTACTACCACCATTTACAGCTGCCATATCGCAATTAACAAAAATGTCAGCTAAAGCAGTAGCTCTGTTAGTATTAGTTCCATCTGCAACAACTTTAAACAATTGCATAGGATTATCGTAAACATAAGCTTTGACAGGATGATTTGTGTCAACGCTAACGCTGTTTGATCCGGGCCAGTAATTCAGCCAAGTTGGTTTTTTTGTTGTTGAGTCCACATAGTTTACACCACCTAATACACCTAGAGGAGCAATCGCTTGATCTGATATTATGATTGTTCCTGTAGAAGCTGGACATACGATCCCGCCGTTGTATATAGCTGTTGTGTAATTACTTGCAATCTCATACTGAGTTGTGCCGTTATTATATATAGCACTACCCACTAAACCAATTGGTTGAAGACCATAGCCACCAGTTAAAGTGTTTGCCATTTTTTATTGTCTCCTTTTTAAATAGCAGGTGATCATTTCTTAGGACCACCAAAAGTTACTCTTGATTGACGATCAGGTTTGCTAATCGTCATGGTTGAATGAGAATTTTCTCGCATCATATCAGAATCTACTGCATCCATTTGATCTTGAGTTTTTTCCTTAAAATACTCATTTCTCTCTTGGATCGTTTCTTCTGGTATTCTTGCAAGGACTAGACCTCCTTGTCCAAAAACACCTGCATATTTACCTGAGTCTACAACCGGAGCTTCAAAATCCGGGTATTGATCTTTACGAACTAATTCATAACCTTCACGCAATCTAGAAGAAATATTCTTCGTGTCGTCAAAGCCTCGAACTTCTGCTCGTATCCATCTATGCCGATAACCATCGGGCGCAGGCGGTGCTTCTAGTATTGACGGCGGTGCCCAAGGCTTACGCCGCGTTTGCTTGTCTCTAGTCTTATTAGCGCGAGGAGTGCGATCTACGCCGTTCACATCTATTTCTGTAATTGTTTCTGACATTTATTTACTCCTTAACGTATTTTGCATATTCTTCAAGTGGTACACCCAACTTGTTTGCTATTGCAACCTGATTGGCGTTTAACTTGACTCTTCTTTTGCGCCCTGTTCCTTTAGCGGTTCTTGTAACGGAAGCTACATTTTGGGCGGGTCTTCGGCTTCCATCTCCGTTATTGCCAAGCTTATGAGGAAACTCTGTCTTCAATCGCTCGTCTAATTCACTATAGTACTCATCTGTCTTCGGGTCAAACCCTTCTTCTTCAATTAATTTTTTATGTATACCAAAAGCAGCATAAGTCATGGCCTCGTCTTGACCAAACCAATTATTTTTCTGAGCCCAGCCTTCAGCTTTTGGGTCAGGTTTTTGTTGTGGCGGTTGTTGATACTGAGGTGCTGGCTGCTGTGGTTGCACTGCAGGCGCTTCCTGCACTGTCTCTTCTGAAGGTTGTTGCGCTTTTGCAAGCCTAACACGTTCTTTAGCTACCGATAATTCAGATAACTTCTTTTGAGCTTCAATAGTAGCGTCTGTGTCTCCTGACTGCATTGCCTGTCTTAAAGACGCTTCAGCAGAAGCTAACTCACTATCTACTCTTTGGGAATACTCTGTAACATATCCTTGGTCTAGCGTTTTTAAACGCCCTTTAAGGCTATCTGCTTCCTGCTTTACCTTTTTAGCATAATCGATAGCAGCTTGTTCACGCCTTTCTGCTTCACGCATTTTTTTAGTAAGGCGATCAATACGTTTCTTCGATTCGGATACCGCTTGCTCTTGTTCATTATCTTGCTCAACCTCGACATTAGAGGAAGTTTCCTGTTTGTCGCCTTTTTCGTCAACTTCAATCTCTACGCTTTCTTGTCTTGGTTCTACTTCTAAATCTAATTCAGCTTGTTGTTCTGCCATTTTATCCTCAATGTAATATATCTTCAGGGTTTGCTATTGTTGCCAATATCTCGTCATCATTTAAAATTTTTACTTCGCCACCATCTATTCTAAAACGTGATCCAGCATAACGTGCAAATATTACCCAGTCTTTTTCCTGACACCACGGTCCGGTTTCAAATTTTGTTTTATCTTTATAGGCAAGAGGGCCCATCTTTAAAACATATCCTACTTGGGTAGATATTTGGTTTTCTTCCACAACCTTGTCGGGAAGTATTATGCCACCTTCTGTTTTACCCTTACCTTTGTATGGCAATACTAATAATCGCCACCCTGTCGGTGTAGGCATTCTCTCTAATAAAGGTTTTGCTATAAGTTTTGGATCTAAAACTAGATCATTTGAGTTTACATATGCGGGTTTTATATCTACCGCTGAAGATTTATTCATCCATTTGCTCCTGTTTATTTAGCAGGCTCTTGAGTTCCTGTTCAATATATTCTAAGGCACTTAGGTTTCCCATAAGTTCCTTGTAGTGTTCCATATTCTTTACACCATCCGAAGATAAGATGTCAAGCACCTGAGAACGCTTACTTGCAATTATTTTTTTAACATGTTCTAGAAAGTGATAAGTTTCGCTCATTATTTATTTTTATAACCTTTTGATTTTTTGTTTTTTACTATTGACCCAAGCGTTTTAGCCTGTGCTGCATGTAACTTAGATGCTTTTTTTAAACCTTTGATTACTTTTTTTATTTTTCTAACAGCCATTACTTACCTTTCTTGTTTATCATCTGTAAGCCTTGCTTACCAAAGCGGTATCCAAATGAACTTCCTATTATTATATATAACATGTTGGCGAACCAATTTGGCGTGGATTGTTCTAAGAAAACAAAACCTTCCTTAACAAATGGTTGGGTCCAAGGCAGGAAGGAGGCCACAAGGATTGCCCCAAAAATCAGGCTCCAAAATTCGTCCTTCCAACTTTCACCCATTTGATTTGTAAGAGCTTGCTCATTAAGAAAACTAGATGTTGCTTCCGTCTCGTAAACCTTTGCTTCGGCTTTGGCTTTAGCTACCTTAACATCTGTTTCTGCTTTAGCTTTATCAACACGTCCTTGTAACCACGTACTGGCTAATGAACCTATTGGCCCTATTATACTTCCTAGTCCTAACATATTAACTCCTTATTTGGTGAGGGGTATCTGCCTTACCATTTGTATAAAATATCTACTCTAAATAAAGTTAAAGTTAAAATACACAAACACCCCTCATAACTGGTGAGGAAGGCAGGCACCCCTGCGAACCTTCCTCATATATTAACATTTCCATCTTCTTCTTGCTTGTCTAATTCTTGAATTAGGATCATTTCTTGTCTTTGCTGAACTTCTTTTCAACTGACCTAATGATCTTGCACAATATGATTTACGTCTATTTGCAGCCTTACTGCCTTTTTTAACCTTACCCGTGACCGCTGTTTTTAATTTACTGCCAGGGTTTTCACGCCTGTATCTGGCAACACCTTCCTTTGTCATACCCGCACCAGATTTGGTAGAGCGATAATACTTTTTAGTCTTAGGTGGTTGTTTGTCTGGTTTTCGTGCCATTATGCTTTCTTTGTTTTTCTCATTGGCTTACGTTTACGCCCCGAAGCTGTTACAGACCATTTGACTTTACCCGATCCTGTTTTCTTACGAGCTTCTGATTTTGATATTCTACCAGCAACGGCGGCAGGTCTGCAAGCAGGATATGGTCTTTTCTTTTTTTCTTTACCAGATCGACCACATTTTTTTCCTGTCTTTACATCGCGCCAATCTTCTTTAAACCATTTAGTCAGGCCGCCCTGTGGTTTAGCCATTAGTAAGTTCCGCCTCTTTTCTTGTATGTCTTAACAAGCCAAGCATTTGCATAAGCACTAGGATATACATCAAACTTACGTTTTGCTTCGGATTTAACTCTTGAGTATAATGCTTTGTTTTTTGGAGTTGATTTTCCTCCACTTGATTTTGGTTTTCTAAATCCCTTTACAGCCATTTGTTACCCCTTTATTGTTTTAGTAATCCATAAAAACAGTGCGTATACAGCTAAACCATATACTGTCGCAATTCCAATATCAACCAAGTGCTCTCGCATGTGGTAAATAAACTGTATACCAGCTTCAACATCACTACCACCACCCTCATTAAAATTAACGGTTTTAGTTAAGTTTTCTACGTCACTTATTGTTTGTTCCATCATTTACTTTTTCCTTTTAAGTATTTAGGATCTTCATTGTCCTTCCTTTTGAGGAACGCAGTAAGTCGTGACATAAACTTGGGAAAACGCAGTTTGCTGGTGCGTGTTCTGTGCCCGTATTTTTTCGGCAAAGGAGAGACATGTGTTAAGATCTGAGAAAAAAACACGTTCTTGTATATCCGTTCCATGTAAAATTACTATCAATACCCATATCATTTACCATTTTCTTTTGACCTTGTAAAAGCAGTCGTACCCATAAATGTTGCTACAATACCTAAATTTGCTACAACATAGGTAGAAAGTAAAGCTGTGACCATTTCTACCCTTGCATTTGGAATAAGAGGTGACATTACTACTACAATTAACACTATGGAAGATATGGAAGACACCCAGCAAAGCATACGCTGCTGGTCCTGCATCTTATCATTGTTTTCCAAACGAATAATTCGTTCTTCACGGGCTATTTCTTCGTCCGTTACAATTCCATCACCATCAAGGTCATGTTTTAAGTATCTACTGCCTTCTTGTAGCTTTTTTTCAGACATTACACGCCTAAATAGTCACCGCCACGCTTCGCTGCACCCATTCCAAGGGCTTTTTTCTTCTTTAAAGGCCCTTTTGGTACAGAAACCTGCTTTAACTTATAGCTTTGGTCGTCATTTATCATTTTTACCTTTGCTTTTCCGGTAACAATACGAACTTTGCTCATTGTCCACTCCTTTGTTTTGCCTGTTGTTTCAAAATTTCTCGTTCTCTCGCAGCATCGATACGATCACCCGTCATGTTTTCCTGACTTTGTATTCTTTCCCGTGAAATATCGCCCGATTGATTGATCTGTTTACTTTTTAGTTGCAATTTAGCTTGTTCACGCTCTATATCGGCCTGATCTTTCTGTGCTCTTAGCTGTAATTCTTGTTGTTTTAATTCAACAACAGGGTCAGGGGCTCCTGCACCGCTTAATTGCTGGCTAAGTTGCTGAACCTGCTGCAACCCTTCAGCCACATATTGTGCTGTTAAAGATTCCATAGTCAGGATTTCTTCTTGGGACGGCCCCTCTTGCGTTTGGGGTCCTCTTTTTTGAGTGACTTCAGCCATAGCCCGTTCTTGAGCTTGGATTTTAACATGTTCCATAACGTGTTTTTGTAATGCAACAGCAACCGGAGGCGTTCCACTAACTGTAGGCGAACCGCCAAAAACCAAATGGGCCATGATATGCGCTTGATGGTTTTGTCCTTGAAAGGCCACAAGGGGGGCTTGATCCAATACATCCATATTCTCCTGTGCTGGGTCTTTTGGTGCAGGCTCCTGAGAAACAGGTGGGTTAAGATATTTATCAATATTTCTTACACCCAATGCTTCATACATATCACGGTACACCTCATACATATTATGCATTTCAGGAGCTTGTGCTGCTAGCTGCATTTGTGTCTGAGCAAGCGCGATACGCTGAGACTGACTAAAGACGTTTGGATTGGACACAGGGATGATGTCTACACGATCATCAAAATCCTGTGCTTTGATCGTAGCTTCCGCGCCTTCTATCGCATAAGGATATTCAGGCGGCAAGCTATCGGCCATAACTTTAGAAAGTAGTTTAAATTCTACACGCATTGCATAATGCAAGCGTTTATGTACAGCAGACATGACCCGTGAGCCCTGTTCCATCATTGCTATGGTAGTACCTACGGCTGCCTGCTGGTTTCCATCACCAACCTTTAAGTCGGTAATAGTTGCGAATCGTTGTCCTGCTTGAACAACAAAACCTAATAACTGAAATAATGTCTGGTCGGGACCCTTGAAAGGTAGCGGCATCAAAGAATCTCTTATTGCACCACCTGGGGCATCTACGTCCCTAAACTCTCCGGGCTGGAGCGGTTCCTCATCGTCCCTGATCCGTAAGCCACGGGCCTTGAAGCCTGCTGGTAAATTAGATAACGTACCTGCATCAATCAACTGTCTCAATGCAGCAGTCGCGGTCCGTGACAGACCACCGATAGTATGTATCAAACCTAGTCCGTAAAACCCAAAACCGGGTAAAAATTTATAATGTACAAAATATTGTATCTTTTTCTTCTGTGGGTCTGCTTCTGCATAATTTCTACGAATAGACAATACCTGTCCATTATCCTGACTGATTGTCACAATATAGGGTATCTTTATACCGGTAGGCTCACCGTCCTTACCCATATCTTCGTAACCCTCTAAGTCTAGGTCAGCATGACATTCCAATAATGTACAGTCATAATCTATCTGTGACGGTTCCATACCGCTTAATTCGTTTATCTCCTGTGTCAACGAACTGCTGTTACCCTGTTGCGGTAATACAGGTATATCAAGATAGAACCCTGATATCTGCTGCTTTCGTAGTTCGTTTAAATTTATTTTTACAGTATGTGTTATATTAGGGCAGGTTTCTAAATCGTTTGCTTCGTAAGGCACAATAAGGTTTTCTGCCGGTACAAACTTACTGACAGCCCTGTCGAGGGCCCCGTCATAATATACTTTCTTAAAGGTAGATCCTGCCAGCGGCAAATAAAACAACATCTGGTCAAACTCAGGTGTATACTCTTCCATTACGTTTGTAATGTAATGGTTCATAAAATCTTTTACACGCTGTGACTGATCTTCCGTTTCCCTTGTTGTCGCTCCAATAATACTTGTTCTTACCGGACCACCTGCTGGCAACAGCTCGTTAAATGCCTGTGCCTGAAACTGCACAGCAGCTTCGGCTAACAGCGGATGTGTAACGCCTGTGGCTCCATTGAAAGGTTCCGAGCGTTCACTGTAATTAAAACCAAGAAGTTCCAGACCGTTTGCAAAAGCATCTTCCCATTCCTGACGGCCGCTCTTGTTTGCTTCATACTCCGCTACCAGTTCACCAGCTAACGTACTTAGCTGCTGGTCATCAATGTTTTCTGCTAGATTACCAAAAAAATCCTGTGGAGCTGATTCGGCAGCCGTGGCTGTCGGGTCGAAATCAATGACAGCACCGCCGTCTTCTTCCATCTCAACTTCTATTTCACCAATTTCTCTGGGCTCCAAACTTCCGGGAAGCTCTAACTCTATCTCAGCTTCCAGATCTTGCGGATCAAGCTGTGCCGGAACATTTCTGTCCATTAAACTAATGGGTGGTTTTGCCATCTAACTGTACCTCTGATAAATCATAAAGTTCACTTATTTCTTCTTTGTCTGTATTTACAAAAACAGGTGTTAATTCTCCTACCCATGCACCTACGACATTATATTCCATAAACTCCATTGCATCTTCATACGTCATCTTATCACGTTTCACAAGTATTTCGCAACACTTGTGATAATCGTACACTAAAAGGTCCGGTTGGCCGCATCTTCGGCCAACGCCTAAAACTGCCTTATCAAACCCGTCTGCTTTTAAAAGTTGTTCTTCGTCACTCATTCTTATCTCCCATTGTTTAGTTTATTAAAATAATTATTTATTTTTTGTGCGGCGGGTAAAGATACTACCCCACCATTCTGAAAGTTCATGCCGTACTGGTCGCCTTTGACATTATACCTGTCATGCCAGTCAGCTTCGTATTGCAAAGCTTCTCTTTCAAGATCCGAAAGTTTTTCAAAACCGCCTACTAAAATTTTTTTTCGGTGGAGTCCCACGGCAAACGGTTCGCCGCCAATCCACTGAATAAGATCCATGAAGTCATCCATAATAAGCCCTTATCCTTGTCTCTTTCAATTCGTCATCGCCCCAATCGTCCGAAGGCAGGTTTACAAAGTTACCCTGCCGGTAACGCATTAAAGCCTGCGTCATACTATCTACAAGGTCATCATACTCTCCATTTGGAAAAGCTGCAACTTCTTCTATCATCTCGTCTGCAAACGTCTCTTCGGGGGCCCAGACCATCCCTGCTTCAAACAAAGGTGATACCGAGTGGACCCTTGATACCTTGTCATTACCTTTAGAAGGCGTAAAGTTTACAACAGGAATACCCGTGTTCCGTAGTTCGTGGGTCAAAGGTAGCCCACTTGCTTTTGCTTCCACGATTACCGTGTCGGGGTCCCAGTACTCATATTCATCTAAAGCTTTGGCTTTTAAATCTGGAAAGTCCCAACGTCCCTTTTTACTGTCCAGTAGTATTAATCCTGGTGGTCCGCCTTCTTCAGGAGAAAACACACCCCATGTAGTTATGGCAGAATAGTCTGACGTTTCGCGTTTCGTGAACGCCGTATCATAACTTTGTATAACATATTTTAGGTCAGGCACGTTTTTCTTCTTCCATCGTTTCCACCAGCCACGGGGAATAATCGCATTGTCCTCACCGGTAGGGTTTTGCTGGTACTGTGCATTCCATTTGGACGGCGGTATAGAAGCTTTTACAGAGTCTAAATCTTTTTTTGACCAGTATTCCGGCCAGCAGGCAGAGCCGCTGGGCATAATGGCTGGCAGCTCAATAACCTCCCACTGGTCAGCTAGGGGATCCTTGGCCATGGATTTTATCAACTGTCCTGTCATATCTTTCAGCGACCATCTTGTCTGTACAAGAACTATTGCTCCTCCGGGCTGTAGTCTCTGTCGGGGTCCCCCCGTATACCATTCCCACGCATCTTCAAAACCGGAGTTTGACATAGCTGTCTGTTCCGAGTGTGGGTCATCAATAACAATAAGATCTCCACCACGACCCGCTAGGTTTGATCCGACACCCACGGCGTAATACATGCCGCCGGCTTTTGTATCCCAACGACCAGATGCCTTACTGTCAACAGATAGATGTGCGTCTGGAAATATTTCCTTGTACTCGTCACGTTCCAGAAGGTTTTTTACTTTACGACCAAAACTGACAGCAAGTTCTGTTGTGTGTGTCGCCTGTATAATTTTCATTGTCGGCTTACGGCCGATCATCCACGCTGGAAAGAGATAGCTGGCAAACTCAGACTTCGTGTGTCGCGGGGGCATGTTAACAATCAATCTTTTTAGTTTACCGCTTGCAATGTCTTCAAGCTTGTCAGATATAATTTTATGATGGGCCCCTGCAATAAATTCAGGCCACATAGACTTCACAAAATGTAAAAAATTATTTTGTGAATAATCTATTTTTTTTAACTGCTCTAGCCTTAATTCAAGCTTTAATCGTTTCGAGGTTACTTCTTGTGCTTCCATTCGCGCTCCGGGGACCCTTAGGGTACCTGTAGGGTACCTGTGGGCTTTATCCTATACTAACGTATCTAATACAAAAATACTATACATTATTTGTGAGAAACATGGACCTTGCTGCTGTACCCAGAGCTGTGTGCCCGCCGAATCTTAAAAAATCTTAAAAAACCGCGGAACCACGCCAAAAACCAGTAACCGGTAACCGGAAACCGCCCGCCGTGCGATTGAATCCAGTTTTAAAAACCGCGGTCAGTGGGTAGGCTGTGGGGCTGTAGAAACCACGGGAAGTGCTATCACTTTTTCCCCGCCGTTGCGTTTTACTTCATCGATTGGATGCGGTCGGCGGTCTTTAAACCACGCGAATCGGTTCCTGTACGTTTGGATCAGGGGCGGGCGTCCGGCGTCCGCTTGTTTAACCTTAAAACACTATATCTTGTGTGGCAGCTTGCCACCTGGCCCGCAACATATAGTAATTACTGCGGGAGCTGGTCAAATACATAAAAACATCAGGGCGGGGGGCAGGATAACATAAAGCAGGAACGCTAAAAAGCAGGAAAAAGGCGGGGTATATTATATTAAATGGTTTTCTTTTGCCTGTCTGGTGGTCTTTAAAACAAGCCGTTTTAATAAAAAAGCCCGCCGGAATAGATCGGGCGGGCTTTCGGTTTGTTCTACAGCTCCATTTGAGCTGAGCGGGTTACTACCTTCTAATGGTTAAAACATTGCGGGAAGTGTTCAAAATTAACGCTGTAATTATCTATTGTTTGCAATTCCCCGCCTTTTTTTAAATAGCCTTTTTTGAAGCAAACATTATCAACGTAAAAATAAAAAGTTTTGTTTCCTTGTTCATCTTCGCGGTGGGTTACGCGGTGTTTCAAAAAAGTGTGCGAATTACTCGAGCTAGTGCCGACTCTTATTTCTACTTCACCGGTGTTTTTTACTCCGTATGATTTCCCGCTTTTATAAATGCAAGCGGTTATAATATTCCAGATTGGATATTGTCTCATTTTGGTTTTTTTCCTTTCGTTGTTTATATGCGATATTATAGGCATAAAAAAACCCCGCCGTCAATTTGGCGGGGTTATTGCGGGGTGTTTGCCTGTCAGCTATGCCGGTGTCCTTCTGGTGTAATTCCTATCCAGATTCCTCCACAATCAACAATAACAAAGTCATCACAGCCTATAACCGGTTTTAAAGATCTCCTAAAATTTAAATAAGTTAATCCAAGGCGGTTTTTTATATCGTGCCAATTATAAAGGTGTTTTAATGCTTCCGCTTGCGGGCGGGTTATTTTCAGCTCACAACCGGTTTTAAATACTGAAGATAATTTTTTAACTGACATTTTTAAGTTCCTCATAAAGTTTGAATCTTCTATCTAAAATTTTTGTTTTATACCATTTATTAAATGGCAAGGTTAAAACATTAGTTCTTAATCCGATAAAATTTTTTAATAAATCTCTATCAGCTAGTAATGATTTTCTAGGCGTTCCCGATAAAGCATATAGTTTTCCAAAATTAGATTCGATCAAAATAATTCTATCTACAAATTGGTCGGCAAGATCTTCGTTTTTTATCTGACCTATATCAACAGCCATAGTTGAAAATACTATAGCGTCCAATATAAAATTAAAGTTTTCATATTGGTTTTTATTTTTATAAGCGGTTGTTTCCGCTATATTCCAATTTAAAGGCATTCTCTTCTCCATTGTTAGTTATATGCGATAATATGCATAAAAAAACCCGCCAGTCAATCTAGCGGGCTTTAAACGCGGTTTAAACGCGGTGTTTATTTTCTTGTTATTTCTATCTGATCAATAACTTTGTCTACAATATCGTCAACGTCAAAATATTCAGAAAGCTCAGAATCTACAGTTAAAACGCTGTGATCTGATAATTGATCATCAAAAGTATCTTTAAAAACTACATCACTATTTTCAAGTGCTGAAGGAAGTTCATCAGCTTCAATATAATCTTTTCGATCAAATTGTTTTTTAACTTCTTCTTCAACAATTTTATTTATCTTTTCAGTTGGGAAGTTTCTCTCAGCTGATAAAGAAGCTAGCCCCGCTATTCCTCCCGCTATCATATCTAATAATTCTGATTGCTGATTCATAACTTTATCTACTGGCGGGTTTTCTTCTGATACTGCCATTGGGTCTACTAGTCTTCCTACTAATGGTTGATTCTTTTCCATGTGATTTTCTCCATAATTAAGGTTAAAAGATATAAGATTAATCTCATAAAAAAAGGCGGGTGTAAAGCCCGCCTTTAAATTTAGTAATATTTAACTGTTTAAACCGCTACAGCTACCCGATTCCAGTCGGTCTTATTCATGTTAAGTATTTGACCGCCCCGCCTTTGCCAGTCGTCCATTTCATCAGCGTCAACGCGGTTAGCTACATTTGTGACCGCATTAACCATGGTTGCCCTACTAATTGCATTTCCGGCGTATCCTTCTTGACCTATGGTTGCCATCAAGCCGTCCAGTACTGAGCTAGTTTCTTTTTTAGTTAGGTTAATAACTTTTCCTAAATTATCGACTGCATTATTTACGCTTCCTTCAATAATGTCTTGCCCCGCTGTTTTCATTTTATCAACGACTTCATCAAAAGAATCGCGGGAAGTATAACCCGCTACTAAGTCCCTGACTTTTAATTCTAATGCTTTATTGTCAGCGTCTTTAGCTTCGTTAGTTAACATTTTCCACGTTTCGCCATCTGCTTGCGAGCTAGTAATATGCGACTGTCTATGGCGGTTTTCGGTTTGCATTCCATTAAGGCAAGCTAACGTCCAGTACATCTGGTAAACTTGGACGCTTCCCGCACCTACTTCACTATTAGAAAGTCCTATTCCGGAAGCCATTAAATCACCTTTGTTAGCACCTTCACCAGTTATGACTTCCGATTTTAAACGCAAGTATAATCTTTTATCAGTAACGTCCGCATTCACTACTTTCCATTGGGCTTCGGATTCCATCAGCTGTGGAATAGCTGAGTTAAGTAAATTGGTATTATCAAAAGTTTTAAACTTATCTGATAAAACAGCTCTAGCAATTCCATGCGTATCAGAATCCATAAAAGTTCGGATCATAGTATTTTTTGGTTCTTTTTGCCAAATAGCATTTATTACACTATCAAACTGGGTTGGGTATCCTTGTTGCAAGCGTTGCATAGTTCTGGAATCAATGCCCGCTCTTTGCCCTATTTGTGACAATGCTACATCGTTAGCATTGTACATATAAGTAGGCTCGCCATCTTCACGCTCTACGACTATGCGACTAAATTTTGACTGCTCGCTATCGTCTGCGGGGCTTCCGTCTTTATTTAAAGTTTGTATTTGTAAAGCATTAGTTGGAGCTATAAAATCTTTGCTACGCTCCGCCTGATCTTTTACTTTTTGCATTAAGTTTAGTAATTCATTATTAGAATTTTCAATAGTATGTGTCATATTCTTTTCTCCATATTGACATTAAAATTAATCAGGAAAATCCTGATATCCTATATTATCTCATAGCAAAATAGGTTGCAATAGAAATTTCTATTTGTAGAATTATTGTTTCTTTCCATAAAACTTTTGTTGTTCAATAATTATGTTCTCCGTATCAAACTGATAGCATAGCCTACAATCGTTGCATTTTTGTCCAGTGCAGTTTTCATCTCCGCCGTTATATCTCTCAGATACATTGTTAAAGACTTTATTAAAAGGTCTGGGAATTTTAGTCATTACTTTATCAATAACTGGATTAGAATAAACCAAAATTAGGTTATCAGGTATTTCATTATTTTTAAAATACTTGCGGATAATATCAGTACGCTTAGACCATAAAGCAAAAGTAATATCGGGGAAAAATTTAACCATATGTACAAAATTATGTAGATGGGTTTGGTTAATTAGCTCACCATGTCCATGCAGTCTGGCAATATCATTTCTAAAACGTAAATAACTAAAATCTTCATGTATTATAGTTGATAAGGCTACGCTGTTGTTTTCAAAATTAGGAATACAATTTCCTCTATAACTTTCTAACATTGCAAAAGAAAAACATATTTTACATATTTTATTTTGAACAGGTGATTTATGTTCTTTCTGGCAAAATTCATTGGATAAAGTATTTGAATTGATAGCGTCCAGTCCTAATAGTTTTCCTGACATTTTAGATTTTTTAATAAACATTCTTTTCTCCTATAAGATTTATCCCATATGATATCACAAATAAAAAAGGCCGTCAATCTGGACGGCCTTTAATAACTTTGGTTTTAAATACTCATTTACTTTCTCCTATTCCCATATCTCAATTGGCATTAAAGGCTTTTCTTTCCAACCTTCAATTACTTTGTTAGTTTGATTAATTTGTTTATTAATATAATTATCTGCCCATTCTAATGTAACAGTTCTTTGAACTGATGTTTTATAGCCTTCTTCTTGCAACCATAATTTGACGTACTTTCTTGCATTGCCAAGACGATCATCTTTAACAAAAGCGTTTTTATGATTATTGGCTTTAATTCTTTGTAATTGCTCAACCCAACTTTTACTTATTGAGCAAGACAATTCTAATGGCTTATGCTTGCTACCAAAACAACTACCGCTTTGACCGCCATACATAAGCGTATAACCATGTTCTGCAATTACATTATATTTTTTGTCAACTTTATGGTGCTTACCGCAAACTTGGCAAGTACCCCAATGAGTTGCCTGCCTGTCAGTAAATTTAATTTCTTTCTTTACTTTAGGTTTAGCTGTAATGCCCATGCTTTTGTATTGATGCCATAGTTCATACAACTTCATAACTTTTGGTTGCGCAGATTCACCATATTCAGAAAGATGTTTTTCTGGCTTAAAATTCCAGATATCAACTCTTTGCCATTCCATAATTTCTTTACCAATTAACTCTGGTCTTGTAGGAAAAGATTGACCAAAATTATCAATAGTTTCACCATAAAATTCACCAGTAGGTAAATCTCTCATTTTAAATAAATTAAAAGCATCGCCTAAACACCTTGTAGCCTCTTTATAAGATGCCTTAGTATAAAAGCCACCTTCAGCCTGCTCTTGCGCTAATTTTAAATATTCTTCATATGAACGACTCATTTACTTTCTCCGCCTATAAGTTGCTGTGGTAATGGATTTAAAGGTGCATCTCTTTCTTTAACTATTTCGTCAAAAGAATGAACATATTTATATTTTTTTAACACTTCAATATCTTCTTCCGGTACTTCCAATACAGAATAAACACTTACTATTCTTGCATCTGACCAATAATGTTCATCATCAGGATTATATTCAACACCACCAAATTCCCAATCTAAAAACTCTTTTTCCCATTCTGAGGTTTTAACATCATCACGTTCCGCTTTGGTAAGCGTTTCTGAGTATGTTTCATAAAAACCATTCCTACAAAAAGCAGTTATTAAGTACCATTTACTCATTGATTAGCCCTCCTAGTTACATTGATTATAATGATATCTTTATTGTCATCTTTTGGAAGGCAAGCTGACAAAGCTATTAGATCACCAATATTAGCATATTGATTTATACCTTTTATAGAAACACGCCTATCACCACGATTAATAGTTTTATAAAACCGGACTATAGAATGTTGGTTACTATCTGGATCATCAAAGCGAGCTAATACTTCATACTTGTCGCCGTTTTTCATTTTATCAAAGTCAATGCCAAAATTTAAAGCTAAATCCCTGACAGATTTATTGGCATCTATTATTGATTTATTTAACATGGTTTTAGAAAGCCTGATTTGTGCAAAGCCCATAACCCACATTGGTAGTGTTTTTAAAAATACTGATTCTTTCTCTGTAGCTAACATTATTTTCTCCTTTTAGATTTATACTGAGGTTGAGGGTCTGTTGATCCCCAATAAATTAAATTCCATAATTTAATAAATAAAAACATAAGTCTCCTTTTTAGTTAACAAGTGTCCTATAAAGATATCAGATTATATGGGACATATCAAGTCAAAAAGTTTGACCCAGTTTAGTTTATGCTCAAAAGATAATGCGGGATTTGTTTTCAGACCATGTTTCTGTAAGTCCATTACATCTTTGGCATGGTACAAATATATAATAGGATTTAATTGTTTTGGTTTTTGTTGGCGGATTAGTACCCAAGAACTGGATAATTTATGTGCAGTCAGCCAAGATACTTGATGTGGAGATAAACGGACAACGGAAGAACCCGTAACTTTTAATTCTAAAAAATGAAACAGCCCTTTTTCGTCACAAATTAGTAAGTCAGGAACACCTGGAGATACCCAAGTTTCTACTCTAGTTAAGAGTAACTTTCTGTTTAACTTTTTCAGGTTTGATTTTAATGCCTGAAAGAACTGACTTTCTAGATTTTTTGGCGACTTGCTTGGGCTCTTCTTTTTTTGGGGTAACATCGATGAGGGAAGTTCCATAAGTATCTCTTATATTTTGTAATTCTTTTTCAACTTCTTCTCTGCTCATAGAATCAATAGACCCGTGTCTAATCTCAGATTTACTGACATAAATGTTTCCTTGTGCCAAACCTCTAGCCTTCTCAGCCTGAACCGCCGCCGAATAAGCACCGGCTTCCAAAGCTTCATCGCGAATCCTTTGTAAGTCTCTTATATGTCTTCCATAAGAAACACCATATTTTTCATCTACTTCTGCTTTATATTTATTCATGTAAGCAACAACATGAGGGTTCAAATCAGGGTTTGTAAGCTCATAAGCTTTCACATGAGCACTACCTTTTGAGTATCCGGCCTTGATTGCACACTCTCTTTTGGTCAAAAAACCATCATTTGTGACAAATTCTTTGACAAAACGCTCCATTTTTCGTGTTAAAGGTGTGTTTTCGTTCTTTCTTGGTCTAGCCATGTTTTTACTGTCTCACTTGCTGTAACTGTTACTGTGTCTATGTTACATTACTTCCACAAAACAAAAAAGAAGTCAAGAAGTGTTACACGTATACACCATTGAAAATCAAATATGTAACAATATTTTCCTGATTAACCTTTTAGATTCAATTAGATAACTAAAATGTTACATAAGTATACGCTGTTTTCCCAAAAAATAAAAATATTTTTTTTGATTTCAGAACATAGTGTATACTGTATACTTATGTAACAAAAAACCCCCGCTTATAGGACGGGGGTTTTAAGTTGTGTCTGACCACAGAGAAAAGAATCTTCTATATTATAGCATTTTTTATTTCTTGGTGTCAACTTCTTTATTTAAAAAAGCACCAGAGTAAATTTGTTTGCCCAATTGTTCGTCAGGGTCTTCGTTTCTTGCTTTCAAATCTTGCTCAACATCTTCTAGCTTTTCTGCAAGCTCTTTGGCATAACCTTTGGAAAACTTTGATATTTTACCATTGGCCACGTCATACAAATCAAACATTACTTCCTGAATTTTTCTAATATTAATTTCACTCATGTTTATCTTCCTCTTCAATAAAAACATCTTCTTCTTTGTATTCATTTTTATTAACCTCCCACGCCTGTTCCATGGTCCAATCATGGCCATCATCGGATTTTACCCACCAATCCCCCATACCATCAATTTCTCCGGCTTTTTCCATAGCTTCTTCTTCATTCTTGGCTCTAATAAAAATGTGAAAACCAAAATCCATAGTCGCTGTTACTTTAAATACTTTACTCATCGCTGTTCCTCCAATGCCATATCACTAGTTAAATCAATAATATCATTATAAAACACCTTTTCTTTTAATTTACTTAAAGACATAGAACTAGTTTTTTTATAGTAATATCTTTTAAGAACATACCCGTTAGATATCTTTTTTATTTTATAGGATATTGTTTCAGTTTCACCCGCTGTAAGTTTATCAAATACTTCACTCATTACCACTCCCTCACTTTCTGTTTCTCAATATCAAAATTCTCAAACGTCCCACGATAGTGATCTTTGATAGGACGTAACTTAAATTTAGTTAAAACCTGACCCGCGACCCGTGAGTAGTATTCATACTTCTCTTCACCTTCCTCTACGGATATTTCACCATCTTCCATGACATTCTCGGTGGCCATGGCAGAATCGAGTTCTGAAAATACTTTGTCGGCCTGATCTTGGGTCGTGGGATAAGTCAACTGGTACCAGTCACAAAAGTCTCTAAGCTCTTTCATCGCTAGGCTCCCAATCCATTATATCAAATTTATCATCGCTATAGCATTCGCCGGTTTCCATATTCCAGAACTCGCATCGTCTGCCGGTGTTAGCATCTTTATGTGGTTCGTGAAACGGACAACTTTTCATTTCATACCAATTATCGTGGTAATCGCATAAACATTTACTCATAAACTTCCCTTTCTAATTTAAGATGCTATAAGTATAAGACTTATCCCATACAAAGTCAACACAAATAAAAAACCCCGCCGAAGCGGGGCCTGATGTTTATGGTTTGATCTTATGTTCTTTCATAAAATCAATTATGCTTTTACAACATTCGTAGATATCTTTCCAATCATTCGATGTTACGGATGTATGATCATCGTAGTAAGGGTAATCTTTGTGATCTTCTGTTTCAGAATTACCAAAAACTGTGTATTCACCTTCGTGAACAGTCCAATCATTATCTATATCGAGGTTCCATTCTTTAGCTAATTTCTTAGCTTTATATCGCCACCGGTTTTGTTCTTTCTTATGGTCGCTGATAGAAGGATTGTCTGTAATGTCTGTGGGTATGGTCAGTGTCCCGTGAGCCGTGATCTCATAAACTTCTGTAACCCTTGCTCTTCGTTTGACCTTGGGATGTTTTATTGAAACAACATCTCCAATCCTACCACAAACATATCTTCTTCCTGAAACTAGTTGCCAATGATTGCCCGCAACAATTAAGAAAATGCGTCCTGGAGTTCTCTCTTTAATGTTTTGGTTTAACCATCTTGCCAAGGTTATCTTGTGCCTTGTTGGATGATCAATCCTTTTAACTGTAACTCCGCATAATCTTAAAGATTTACAGACTTCCCAAGAATGGGTGCCCATAACTCTTGTTCGGCGGGAATTGATATGCCGGATCAATCTTGAAGCTCCGGCAGTCGTGATCCCTGTTAAGGAACTGATAACAGCCGGTCCGCAATATCGATTCTTGTCTGCTTTTCTAGTGCCATGATTAATGGCCCTCATTTTTAAAATAGTCATGTTCTTTTCTCCATGTTATGTTAAAATAAAAGAAAAGCTTCGAGTGTTCTCCCTTTTGGAAAAACCCGTTACTTTAGTCACTTACGTTGTCAAATAGCCGGAACCTTGATAAAGTTCTCTTCTTACTCTTATATAATACCATAAAATCTTATACTTGTGTAACTAATTAATGCATACGACCTATGCACTAAATGCATATTAGTATTTTATTTACATCTCTTATCTTTTCCTATAAACTCTTACAGATAAAATAGAAAGGAAAGACGCATGACAAAATTTAACGATGATTTTATAGAAGAAGTTCAGCAATACTGGCATGAGCATAAGAACGATATCAAATACAGAAAAGAGGGCGGTGTTCATAGAAAAGTAACGATTAATAGAAAGTTTACTATGGATGATCTGGCAGAACATTTTAGTCTCACGGCCGGTCAGGCGAGAAGAATTGTGTACATAAAGGGAAAAAAGTGATTTTATTTAAGATAGGAGGACATATTATGACAATTAAATTAATCGGACCATCTTTTATATTTTTCTGTGTGATGTTTCATATAGCGGAAAAGTATCTAACCAATGAGGTAATCTTATCATGGATAAAGTAAACCGCTATATAGAATGTGATTGGTGCCGAGCCGAGACTCGTGGGCTGATCAACAAGGAAACCGGCACAATACATTGTGGCCGGTGTAACCTACCTTTGAAAGAAGCTACTCCGCTTGAACTTGAGAAGGCTCTTCAGGAGAATCGTCCATCTGCATCAGTTCGGACGCTTTAACACCCATATTATAGAGAGCGTCTTGCATAGGATTGTCGGACGCTTTCCCTCTTCCCGTCATAAAAACTTCAACAGCATCGCCGGTTTTAGGATGAAAACTGACAGTAACAGCCAGTCCTTCTCCAACATCTGTTGTGACACATGGTCTGCGGTTTGGTATGTCTTTTTTTTGCATTCTTTCCTCCGTTAATTGTTTATAAGACTTTATCTCATTTCGTAACGAAAGGGTATATGTTATTTTGTAAAAAATAACTTTTTAAAGTATGTAAATGATAGACCCAATTACATTAGGTACGGCTGTCACTATTGCCAGTCAGACATACGGACAAATAAAAAAACTGATCCAACACGGCAAGGATATAGAAGAAATGTCGGATACGATTGGAAAGTGGATGGGTGCCGTATCGGATATTGACAACATAAACAAACAGTCAAACAGTCCAAGCACGTTTGACAAACTGTTTAATGGTTCTGTTGAAGAAGTGGCTATGCAAAGCTATAGTGCCAAACTCAAAATACAAAAGCAGCGAGAGGAACTGAAGAACTGGATCGTAGGACATTACGGGCTCCAGGGCTGGGAAAACTTACTCAAAGAAGAAGGTCGTATACGCCGGCAGAGAAATGAAGCTATTTATCAACGCGAAGAACAGAAACGCATGATCCGTGACTACAGCATCATAGGTCTTGCCCTATTGGTCGGGCTTGCCGGAATAGGATGGATGCTTTGGATTGTCTCCATGAGTGTAGCGTGATGATCATGTTTTATAATTTTATATATTACTTCCTGATATTCTTCTGCATCCTATCGTTTCTAGCCATTGTAACTTTTGCTAGGGATAAAGAAATAACAACGTGCCGGTTGGCAAAACAGCTAATAGAAAACAAAACAAGGGTTTGCATTTTTGTCGGAGCTAACAATACACAATGGAATGAGTATGTCCCGATTGGTGCGGGAGAATGCCCAAGGGAAATAACGTGTCAATACCGGCCCAATGAAAAACCTTTTACGCTCAAGAATGTTATAAAAAGTGTGAAGGATAGCTTTAAATAAAAATCCCGCAGTTAGAAAGGATCAAAGAACTGCGGGATTAATATAAGGCTCCTCTGGAGGGGAACTCTGTTGGAGCCAAAAAACTCTAATAAAGAAAATTGAGGTAAACCTTATTAGAGCCTAATTGTATCATATTGTCGCATATGGGTCAATAGCTATACCCAAAAAATCTCAGGATTGCCGGAAAAACCTTTCTCCCACACAAACCAAGCGTAGGCAACTGTACCATTTCCGGCCCGTGTTTCGTCACCTCTCCATATTGTCAGTCGTTTCTTGAACACATGAACGCGAATCGGTGGTTTATCTTTAAATAACTCAGTATATCTATGCATACTTTCCAGAAAAGACAGACGTAAAAGGAAAGCTGACTTGGGTATATCGTATTCAAGCGTTCTTAATATAAATTCTTTGGCCAGTTTGTACGGCGGGTTGGTGACAACCGATTGTATATTGTCATCCGGCTTGACTGTCATCAGGTAATCAACGTAAGAAAGCCCAAACCCATAGTCATTCAGGTCAGAACTGTACACTTTGTAACCTTTATCCTTTAAAACAGAGCTCATCGCTCCATTTCCACACGCACATTCCCAAATTGTCCCGTCACCAAAGCTTTCAGAGTTTAGTAAAGCAAGTGTTGCTTCGGGAGGCGTGGGATAAAAATCATCTTTTTGGCGATTTAGTCCCATCTGCGTCCAAATTTATCTTTATTTTTTCTGATTCGCAAAACTTTTCAAAGACAACTCTCAGTTGGCCTGAGATTGTTCTCTTTTCATGCTTGGCAAGTGCTTTAATCGATTGGTATACCTCTATTGGAACCAATACTGACTTCCATTTCTCAATGTCCATCTGTTACTCCTGTATTTTTTTAAGATTATATGGGATTTTATAAAAGAAAGCAAGAAAAAAGGAGCCCTAAAAAAGGGCTCCAGTCTATATTTATATTTTTGGGAGGAAAAATAAATATTTACTTCGCTGTACCCCAGGAATCACCAATTTCTACATCAGTTTTCATAGGTACGTCTAAAGCTATAGCATCTTCCATAATTTTTGCAATAGCAAAAGCATCTTCTTTTGTTTTAACGCTGATAGCAATCTCATCATGTATCTGTATCAGCGGTAAAAGTCCCTCCTTGTATATGTTAACCATGGCTTGCTTGGTCATATCAGCCGCAGAAGCCTGAATAAGCCGGTTTAGGGCTTTATATGTAAAGGCTCTTTTCAATCGTGTAGTGTTTCCATACTGTACGATTGCTTCTTCGTAACGCATAGCCTTGCTCATACCAAAAGTATCTGGCTCCCACAGATCAAACCGGCACTTTCTGCCTTTGAGAGAGCGAATAGACCCGTTGGCCGTGTTATGTGACAGCCGTTCTGCCACGCCTTGCATCAGTTTTTTAACAAAAGGCACCCGTTCATGGTACTGCTTGGTTAATTTTTTAGCTTCATCTTCTGTAATGTCGAGCTGTGCAGAGAGTTTCGCGACACCCATGCCATACATCATGGCAAGATTAATTGTTTTCGCTTGCTTTCGTGGTATGTCTGCCATCTCTGCCACCATCGTATGAAAATCCATATCAGGATCGTTGGTGTATTTTTCTACAAACTCTTCGACACGCGGTAAAGAACCCGCCTTGCGAGATTTACCATAGACAGAAGCGTAATGTACCAAGATTCGTGGTTCCTGTTGCGAGTAATCTATCGAAGCCCATTGCTCTCCTTCTTCGGGTAAAAACAATTTACGGATCATAGGACCTATCTCCTGATTACGGGCCGGTATCTGCTGTAGGTTAGGATGGTTCATTGAAATACGTCCGCTGACTGTCCCGCCATCATCAGATCGTATCTGATTGATATGACTGTGAATACGTCCGTCATGGGCAACATGCTTTTGTATCGTTGTAATAAACGTACCATTGGTTTTATTAAGCTCTCTTGCACGGACAACCAGTTGTGGTAGGTCATGTTTGCTCTCTGACAGGAAGGCTTTTGTAAACGAAGGAGCATTTTTTTCTGTCTTGGGATAGGCAAGGCCCACTTCATCAAAGGCTTTGGCAAGCGACTGAGCCGCCCATATCTCTACGTCAAAGCCAACAACATGTTTTATCTGTGACAAGGTTTTCTTTTCTTCCTTGAGAAGATGTTGCTTGGTTCTCTCTACGCCATCTAAATCTATACGCACTCCGCGTAAGGTCATGTCAACAAGACAGGGAAGTAAATCTGTCTCCAAGCCGTGGACTGTCCATAGCTCTTCTTCGGATAACTTATTCTTAAAGATGTTCCATAACTCTAGTGTTAACTCTGCATCTGTCTCTGCGTAAGGACCAACATACATGGCCGGTAGCTTCCACATTTCTGCTTTCGGGTCTACACCAAAAGATTTCGCAGCTTCTTGCAAAGCTTTCTCTGACTTGGTTTTGTTGAGATAGTCGTAAGATAGAGCGTTCAGGCTGTAGCTAAACCTGTTTTCGTCCAGTAAGGAAGCTGTAAGCATTGTATCAATGATACGTCCCTTGACTTCAAAGCCGGTCGCCCGTAGCCAACCAAGGTCATACTGTGCATTGTGCATGATTTTGGTGGCGGGTGAACCCAACATGGGCCGTAACCAGTTTTCGATAATGCGTTTATCAAGGTTACCCCCGCCATAATGTGATACGGGAAGATACCCTTTCCATTCGGAGGTTGCAACAGCATACCCGACTATCTCACCATCTTTACGAGCCCATCCGGGGCCTAAGGTTTTTATGTTAGGATCGCGTGTTTCTACATCAATCGCTATTTCTTTTGCTTTTGATAGGTCGGGTAATTCGCTTGGAGGTATCCATTCCGTCTTTGGAGTGAACATTGCCATTTGTAAAGTCATCAGTTAGTCCTTCTTTTGCTTTCCATTTATAGAATTGAATTAAATCTGCGGCTATGGTTAGAGCTTTATAAGGATCTAAATCATAACGGACAAAATTACCACTACCATCATTGTGTAGTATATTTATATTGATTGGTTCGGTAGCCGTGGCACAAGTTACATAAATTAATGGTTTCTTCATATTGAATAACTCCTTAGTTGGTCATCTGGGTCTACCAGATAAAGGTTTTCTTTGGTTCGTGTTACGGCTACATAGAATAACCGGTGTAGATCATCGTCTAGCTGTTGGGCATGTTCGTCTCCCGCAAGACGAGAATTGTCCGCTGTTGGTGAGATATCAGTCAGAAGCAGAATATTGTCAGCTTCTCCGCCCTTGGCACCATGTATGGTAGAAACCTTGATCCGTGGTTCGCTTGTAATCTTTTCTTTCCTACGAAGCATGGCCGTAAGATACGCAGACTCAGTTTCAGGCAACCCGTCTAAGGCCACATGCCATATCATACCGACATTGGCAAGAAGGCCGTGGTTTTGTTGTAAGTCTTCAATACTGTACAACGGGTTCTCCGTGGTCGCTGTAATTTTTTTAAACCCACGTTTTACGCGTGTATTGGTTCGCATGTAGGTATACATCGTTTTCACAGATTGTAGATCAATCTGTTTGCCGTTTCGTAATGTTTCCCACGCACGGACAGCTGTTGTAATCTTATCGCTTATGCTCCGTTTGCCATGTAGCTCAAAAAGCAGACCCTGACTTCTCAACATGTCTGCTATTGATATGAGCATATAATTACATTGTGCCAGTACAAGCCATTCGCCTTCACTCATATCGACAGAGCTTGGGGCTGAGACACGTTTAACCAAACCCGCAGAACCTTCCTTTGGTGTATAGAGCTTGGAGCGTCTGTTTTTTATACGCCGGACTATCCTGTCAGCTACGCGGTGTACTGATTTAGGAACACGATAGGAACGTAGTAAATGATCGGATACACCTTGCATCGATATAAACGATTCAACAGAAGCACCCGCCCATCGATAAATAGCTTGGTCATCATCTCCGGCAAGATACATTTTATCAGAGCGTTTATTAATAAATTCTATCATTTCCCATTGCAGAGGCGACAAGTCCTGTGCTTCGTCTATGTAACATACTTTAAAGTTAGGACAGAAAGAGCCTTCCTTCTCGACAAACCGCTCCAGTATATCGGTATAGTCAAAAAGATATCGCTGTTTCTTATACTTTCGATAGCACTTGGCTATATAGTCTACCTCTATAAAAGGTGTAAAGTCAGCTGAGAAAGACACACGCCGGTAAGTATTTTCCAAAGGCTCTCTCAGTAAACGGCTTAACTGTATGATACGCATAATAGGATTTTCGCTGACAGTCGGTGTATCCCCAAAGCTTCCATTTTGGGAACCTCTAAGATTAAACTTTATAATAGTACTAAGCTCGTCCATGTGATCGTTTTTCATAAGCTGTGTCGATTGTATGTCGGACATGGCAAAAGCAAAGCTATGAAGAGTTTTAAAATAAAACAGGTCTTTATCCATGTTAAGCTTAAATCGTTTCGATGCACGTTCCCTTGCTTCTTTCGCAGCTTTTCGTGTAAAGGCCAAGAAAGCAATCTGACTGGGTAGTATGCCGTCTTCCATCTGCTTCTCTACCATATTCAATAGCGTTGTAGTCTTACCAGTCCCTGGTGGTCCGAATATTCTAAACATTAAAACGGGGCCTCCCCATCACTAAAATCAGGTGGATCTAAATCGGTTACAGTTTTGTCAAATGCGGGTATGACCCATACACGCACCAAACGTCCTTTTATTCTTAATACTTGTGCTTCGCCGTTTATGTCCCGTAGGCGTTGGGCTATCTTATGTGTCTTAAAATCAAAGAAACGATTACGCTTGAGAAAGTTTTCAAAGTCACGAAGGCGAAAGTAAGTCAGGTTCTGCTCTTCATCTGTCCATGGACGGCGTAGTAGTATCTCTTCCTTGTCCTGTGCTGTCTGCATGTTACGACAGAAGTCCTCCAAGTATTCGTAGAAGGCTCCATCAATAGAACTATCGGTAGATGTTTCTATAACACTACCTTCTGTCTCTGTCATATTCTGCAACAAAGCATTCATGCGGTTCTCCCACATAGGCTTGGAGCCCGTGGGCGGTAGAAAGTTTAGCTGTTCTACACAACACTTTTGGAAAGCATTCTGGTTAAGCAGACTATCTGTGTCAAGCTCCAAAGGCTCTCCATTTACATCCATAAACCATATAGGCGGTATAGAAGCGTATTTACGAAGATTGGCAAGTGTCGCTTGGTTGGCAGAGTTGCCTACCCCAAACTTTCTTGTCTTACAAACTTCTTTATTACAAAAATCTTTTATTGGTGCATCGGTGCACTTGTAAGCGTAGTCTTTGCGGTTAAGCTGTTTTGCTATGATGTTAACCTCACTCAAGGGAAGCGGTGGGCTCATGTATTTCATGTTGTAGCTAAGTAGTTCTGTCTCATAGGTATCCGGAAAAGCTTTACGAAGGTAAACACCACAGTTAAAAAGACCGTTGTTCCGTGTCCCTTCCGGAAAGCCCTGTGTGCAAAGATGCTGTATACATGGTGGACCATCCGGTGCCGGCATCGTCTTGGTTTTATCAACTTCTAAAGCAAGTATCTGTTCTTTTGTCTGAACATATTTATCATACAGGGCAAAAAACTCTTTGAGCGTAGCCGCAGATCCATCATCTTTGATAGCGTAGCGTAAGCCACTCTCAGCGTTGTAGTAGGGCATGTTTAAAAAATTACCTACATCCCCACGATCTAACTGCAACTTGACCTGTTTTGGAAATATTTCGCAATCGCTGTAGCCAAGTGCAGAAGCAAGATGTTTTAAAACTTGCTGTAACTCTTTAGCCGGCATCCATTCTTTGCAGAATAAAAACACATGGCCACCGCCTGACTTGGAGCGACAAACTACCAAGGGTAGCTTTAAATCTCTAATCTTTGAAATAAGGTTCTTATGATCTAGATTATATTGATCTATATCGATGCAACCCCATTTACATTTATTCTCAGCATTAATAGGAATAATACCAACAGAATCACCTTTACCACTTAGGTGCCCCTTCCAATTATCACTGGTTCTTTCTTCTCTAACAATCCTTGCCTGACCCATGCTCTTTCCACTGGCATTTTGCTTTTGTATTTCAAACGTACCAAAGGCTTCTTCCAAGCCGTCAAAGATTGTGGCAAACTTTTTTATTGACATTTATACACCCAAAAAAAGTGGCGGGTTGCCCCGCCACAGTTAAGCAAAGTTAAAAAGGAATATTTTCGTTTTGACCTTCGCCCTCTTGGGTGTGCTTGACGTTGACATCACCTTTATCAACCGACTCAGCAAATGTTTTTGCTGAGTTATAAAGATTAATATCCCCAACTTGTTTTTCTAAAGACATTTCCCATCCATGCCATTTACCCTTGCTGTTTTCTTCAGCATGCGTTGTAAGAGAGTAAACGTGTGAATACATAGGTGGCGTGAAAGGTCCGTTCTTACCAGTCATTTGTCTAGACATAATCATAGACATCCACTTACGGGATTTTTTAAGTTGTGTTGACTTCATGGCAATCAATGCATTAGACGAAGTACCATCATCTTCAACTACTTTAACATACCATTGACAGGTTTGTTCCATATAGTCTCCGCTACCATCTGTAAGATATTCTTTATTATCTTCAGAAGAACGGCTTGTCTCAGGCATATCATCCGTAGGATTAAAGATACCGACAGGTGCACCTGATCCGGTACCTCTTGGTTGCCATTGAATAAAACGCCTTTGGTACGCACAGGGCACAACATTAATTTTACCCTTGTACAAAGTATTGGTAACAGTATTTAAAATGTCACCGGCTTTTGCGCCATCTATATCATCAAGCTCATCACTTTGCTTTGACAATACCTTTAGGAAAGGTAGAGCTAAATCCTCAGTACCAAGATTATTTAATCCCGCACCCGCATCTTGCTCAAACATATCCATATCTAGTGTAGCAACTTTAGTGTCGCCCTTAGTCTTTACTGCATTTGACATTATTTTCCTCCTTTAATTACAGCTCGTTGACCGATAAAAGCCCCAAATAAATCCATTGGGAACTCGTCTCCATTTTCTACACGCTCTTTTACAAAAGCCCGAAGTGTTGAGGAATGAACCTCAGTCTTCTTATCTGGCACAAAACCTTTGTCTTTTGCCATCTCAAAAAAACTATCTGCTTGGTTGTCTTCACCCATGCCAAAGTTACAGGCAACAACATTTTTGACAATATCGCCAAAGCCATTATCGCGTAACCATTGAAAAGCCTGTATCCGATTATCTACAGGAATGGAAGCTCCATACGTTTTCTTGATCTCGACTGATGAACCATCAGCCATCTTAAAACTGGACATACCAAGTTCGGTTAGAAGTTGAGGTAAGTCCTCATCGGTTAACTTCATAAGGTTCTTCTTACACTCTTTTAAGTTTTCTTCTAAAACCTTTACATGTTCTGATTCAGTTTTAATCAAAGCCGCAAGATTTGCGGCCTGTTTGAGTTGCACATCTCCAACAATTAGAGATGAGGAAGCTTTTTCAGCAACATCGCTTTCCATAAGGGATGCTATATCATCTTGCATCGTGGTCCTCCGTCCGTTGTTAAAAAGTATTTCTACTCTTGATTTTTCTTATTTAATCCTATACAATCGCATTGTCAAGAACTAAAGAGAAAAAAAATGTATAAATTTAAAACAAAACCATACGACCACCAATTAAAAGTTTTTAACCAGTCAAAAGACAAACAAAACTTTGCACTGTTTATGGAGATGGGAACAGGCAAAACAAAGGTTGCAATCGATACCATTGGTCACCTGTATCAAACTGAAAAGATAGAAGCTGCTTTTATTATAGCACCTAAAGGTGTTTACGATAACTGGGTGTATAAAGAAATACCACAGCATTTACCAGACCATATAAAAAACATCGTGTTGCGTTGGCAATCTAACATTACACAGACTTACAAGAAAGAGTTCTTGGACTTTGTGGAGGCTACAGGGCACCTAAAACTGTTTGTAATGAACATAGAAGCTTTATCTACAATAAAGGGCTCTGAGACGGCTAAATGGCTGTTTCGTAAATTTCCGAATAGCATGATGGTGGTAGACGAATCGACAACAATTAAGAATAGAAAGGCCCTGCGTACAAGGAATGTTGTTAGTTTGGGTCAGCTTTGTAGCTATAAACGTATCCTGACAGGATCTCCTGTTACAAAGTCACCTATGGATTTGTTTTCTCAAGTTGCTTTTCTGTCAGACAAGTTACTTGGTTTTGCTAGTTACTATGCCTTTCAAGGCCGGTATGCCGTGGTCAAACGTAGAACAATGGGGCATCGATCTTTTCAGGAGATAGCCGGTTACCAGAGATTAGATGAGCTCAATGAAAAGATAGAAGCATTTAGTAGTCGTGTACTGAAGAAGGATTGTCTTGATTTACCAGATAAAATATTTGTAAGACGTAATGTACCTTTGACAGATGATCAGAAAAAACATTATGGCGAGATGAAAAAACTTGCCCTGACGTTATTTCAGGATGGCATGCTGTCTACTACATCTAGTGTGCTTACACAGATTATGCGTCTACAGCAGATATGTTGCGGGTTTATCAAGGATGATGATGAAACAATCCGCAGTATAAGTTCTAATCGTATAACAGAACTGGTTGACATACTAAATGAAACAAGTGGCAAAGTTATTATATGGGCTTCTTTTGTACATGACATAACCGCGATCCGTGATGCGTTAGCCAAAGAGTTTGGAGAAGAAAGTGTGATTACCTATTATGGTCAGACGCCACAGGAAGAACGACAGCAAATTGTTAAGAACTTTCAGGAAGACGAAACAACACGGTTTTTTATTGGTCAACCGCGTACAGGTGGTTTTGGCTTAACGCTCACAGCCGCGAGCACCGTGATTTACTATTCTAACAGTTATGATCTAGAAATACGATTGCAAAGCGAAGACAGGGCGCATCGTATCGGACAGAAAAAGAAAGTAACATATATTGATCTGATATCACCTGGCACTATAGATGAGAAGATAATCAATGCTTTACGCGACAAGATTGATATTGCAGGTCAGGTGTTAGGAGAGAGTATTGAAAGTTGGATAGTTTAACATTGGATATAACTGATTAGAATTAATTATATCGGAGCCGGCTACAGTTGGGTTGTTAAAGGCAACCTCATTGGGTGTTAATGCAAAGTCTGACATGACAGTAGAACTGTCTACAGGTTCTGTTTGATTAACAGGCAGTGATCCTATACCGGCAAGCATAAGTGGTATTTGTTGGTCATTTTGTGGAGCTAAACCTTTTTGCAAATAACTATAGTAGGCGGGATTTTGTCTTTGAAGAAAAGGCATGATGCCACCTAAATAGTCTTGTGCAGCTTTAATACCCGAACCAATAGGATTAAACATTCCTTGTAACGCTCCAATACCTTTACCCAACAAACTATCTTTTAAGCGTTCTTCGCGTCCTTGAACATAGTCTTCATAATCCGCTGCGGTTAATTTTTGTTGAGTTGCGGCAAATTCATTAGGATAGATAGTATCTTGATCAAAATCTCTTTGTGATGGATCGTACAAAGCATTAATAAGACGTTGGTACTGCTGTCTTGTGTAGGGTTTATCACCGCTACCCGCTGTGTCTAAACCGCGTAGGCCTGTTCCAAAAGTAGCAATGCCCATCTTTTCAAGACGGTTAAGCTCTTTCATAACATCTTTAGAACCTTTTCTAAGTTCTCCGGCGGCTATTTGTCTTTGTAAATCATCTAAATCTTTTTTAGCTTGATTTACTTGTGTCTTCTGTGCATCGGGATCTGAGCTTAATGTAGAACCAAATTTACCACCACTAATTGTTACGGGCATTTACTAATCCTTCAAAGACATTTGTGAAAGCAACCTTTCAGACATGGTGGGTCTTCCTTGAGGTAAATCTATATTAGTAATAGTATCACCCATTCCTAAAATTTTACTTTGTTGAGCAGGGCTCATATTTTCAAAAACAGTTGAGGGTATGCCTTGTGTTTGTGGTGTTTGCATAGGCTCTCTAATGTTATTTGGAAAAGGTGTTGTTTCATCCATTCCTAACATACTTTTAGCTCTGCCAATAGCGGTAGGGTCCGTAATCATTTCCTGTAATATAGATTGTACATCCTCACCCGTTTGTTCAGCAATCATTCTTGCTAAAGGTTCAAGTATTTCATACATTTGCGGTATGGACATGCCTTGACCAAAATTAGGACTGCTTGTATCACCCGCATCTGCTGGTGGTCCTTCATCCGGCATTGAGTCTATTAATTCCATAATTCCTTCAGCCATTTTATTCTCCTTGTTCCATTAATATTTCAGCCATGGTAGGTCTTGATTTTGGTAGCATTTCATCTTTTTCAGGGTTATATCGTCTAACTGTATCCATGGGACCAATTGTTTCAAAGATATTTGAAGGTCGGGTTAAATATCGTGGAGCATTAAAAAATTCATAACCGCTTGCACTGCCAACAACAGGATCATAGTTTTCAAAATTCATAGCCCTGCTTCTTTCTTCATTTTTAGTTTGTTCCATGGCTTCTGCCATATTTTTTATAGGGCGTTCAAAAAAACCACTTTCGTAAATTTTTTCTCCAAAATCTTTTGTTGGAGTTACATCTGGAACGGTAGACGCGGTGTAAAAATAACCATTTTTTATAGCTTCTAATATTTGACTTTCACCCTTTACAAAAGTTCCTTCGCCTTTGTCGTTATACAAAATCATTGCACGATTGGTTTCTACCGGAAAATCTGGATCTGTGTTAAATCTCTTCTCTCTTTCTTTATCTTCACGCAAAAGAGAGGCAATACCTTCGGGAACATTTACTCCATCAAATTCAGCCATTGTCTTTTTCCTTTATAGCCATTTCAACTGCCTTTTCTCTGGTTTCTTCGTTACGTCTTAACCAACCTTTGCCAAAAGTATCAAAGGTATTAAGGGAACGATAAAACTTTTCTCGCTCAGATGCAAGAAATTCAACTGTCTTCTCTGCCGGTATATCTGTTACGTGACCCACGGTCTTTGGCCCGATGACCCCGTCAACTGTTGCGCCTACACAGCGTTGTAAAGCTTTGGCTGCTCTTGAAGGTCCGCTGTTTACAGCCCAATCAAACACAGCCCAATCAACGCCGTCTGGTAAATCATCACCTTTTATTTTGTCCCAATAACGCTTCTTGTATATATCTGCAATCTCTTCATCTTCTATGTTTCTAAGGTCTTCGTCAGTACAGGCTCGACCCAAGTATTCTTCATATACTTTCTTGGTCACTCCTTTCATTGTGCTGCCGCCAGGATCTTTTGGATGTGAGCTCCAACCTCCTTCGTGCACAAGTAACATTTTTAAAGATTCATCAAAGTTTTCTTTCATAATTATCCCATAAGTGATCCGATACCCGCTTTTTTCATGCGGTCAATATCGGATGTAATATCAAAAGGAAAAGCTGCGGCGAGCTTGGACCTTTGGTTTTGGTTTGCGCCTAGACCCGTTATTGGTTGTATAGGTGAAGCAGATGCTAAAGACGGACTAATCATTTCAGGTGGTGGTGGTTTGTTTAAAGAAGAAACATCCAAAGCTCCCTCTCCTGTAATTCTTTTATAAAATTCCTTTGGTAATATTTCAGACTCTTCTAAAGATTTATCTAAATCTTCTTTTTGTAAAGTATCGCTTATTTCAGCCGGAGCAAACCTTGTAGATACTTTGGCTGGAATAAGACCAACCTCTACCATAAGCTGTTTTATTGCAGTAATAATTGGTTTAGCTTTTGCAGGATCTTTTGCTTTTTTTAACATTAAAGCTAACATTTGAGGATCTTTCATCAGCTGAGCCATAACATCCATTTCAAGATTGCTTGGCATATTAGCGTTCCAAAACTCTCTAAAAAATTTTGAACCGGCTCCTGCTGCGACCAAAGAACCCGCTCCTGTGCCTCCGGGAACAACTAATTTTTGTAATCTTGTACCCACCGCTGAACCAGCTATTCTTAAATAAAAATCAAATAAAGCATTTGGGTCATTTGTAAGATCCGCTAAACCACCGGGAGAAGCTGCCGTTATTTGTAATTTTTCTATTTCATTTAAAGCATTTCTTACGTTATTTATCTCGTCAGAGGTGGAAATTCCCAACTGAACCATTTGCTCAGATAAAGTAGTTTTTGCACCAATTTTTGGTCCTGTGATAAACTCACCTGCCGTTTTAAAGGTTCCAGATTTAGGAGGTAATACCGCATTAGGTAAACTTTCAAACAAAATAGCTTTCATTTTACTTGCGTCAAACTTACCCCGTCCCGCTCCCGCTGATGCTTTTTCCATTGCATATTCTAAAATAGATGAACGAAGACCGGACATAGCTTCTGATACAGCTGCTTCGGACCTTTCTCCATTTGGACCCCTAGCACCTCTAGCTATGTTTCGTAACTGTTTTAACGACTTAATCGGATGTTTGTTTCCACTGGCCAAGGCTTGAGTAACCAAACTTGTAGCACTTTCTCTGTCATCTGTTAGTCGCATAAAGCTCATAGCCTCAAAAGCTTTTTTAAGGCGGTTTTTATTTTTTCCTAAAACTTTTTCGTATGAAATGTTTCCATCAATTACTGCTTGTATGTCTTGTTGTATAGAAGGAAAACCAGCATAATTATTTTCATTATCAGGCGTTAACAGTTTTTTATTATCTTCTAACCATTTTTGTAATTTTTGAGGATTAAAAGCACCTTCAACTACTATTTCTTCGCCATTTGGCAATTTTGTAACTTTTGACTTATCAAAAGCACTGCTTCTTGCATTCCTTAAAATCATTTCTAATGTGCCCGAAATAGTACTACTTATGTTTTCGGCACCCTCTATATCTTGATCTCTTAAAAAATTACCTACATCCGTAATTTGTTTTACTCTCATGTAGGTTGGGTCCGTTCCGCCCATTTGTAAATTTTTAGCTAGTAACTCAGGGATCATAACAAACCCGCCGTTTTTACTTTTTTGTTTAATATCCCCAACAAAAGTTCTTGTAAAAAAATCATTAAAAGCGGCACTAAAAGCTCGTGCATTATTATATTCTATAGTATCGTCCGGAGCTACATTATCTAAATCATTTAATATTTTACTTGCCAGTTTAAAATTAAAAGCTGCTTCAGCTCTGTCACCTTGCGCTAAAAGAGTTCTAGCTTTTTTTAATAAAGAAGTTCTAGCTTCTCTTAATTCTTGAAATGTTATTTTAGGTGGTTCTTCAGGAGTTTCTTCTAATAATTCGGTTTCAAAAGTTTCTTTTTTAGTTTTGTCTAGTTTTTTAATTCTCTCTAATTGAGATAACTTAGAAGCATATTTTTTAACTTCTAAAAGCTCATTTAATCTTACCTTATCGCCTGCTCTACCTTTTAATTTTTTTTCTTGAAGTTTTATAGCTTCAAGAACTCTTTCGGCAGGATCAGCTATATCTAAAATATTTTGAGGTACTGATCCAGAAGGGAAAACACCTCCTACGCCTGTAAATAACTCTCCTGCGCTTTCATTTCTAAGACCTATTGCATTTAAAATTAAATCGTAGTCACTTTTTATTTTTTCACCAAATTGTGTTTCTATATCGTCCTCAACTCTTTTAATTTGAGGATCTACTTTAAAAGTATCAGAGGGTGTAACAATTTCTTCTAAAGGATCTACAACACCAAATTCTTTTAATTTTCTTTTTATAAAAGAACCTATTACAGGATTTTTATTTAAAAACTCTGCTTTAAATTCTTTTGTATTAGGTGCACCGCTGTTAAAGAATTGTATAAACTCTAAACTGTTTAAATCATCTACATCTAAATCAAAGTTAGGTATTGCATTCCAAAACTCTCTTTCTAGCTCACGAGCTTTATCTATAGAACCTTGTATAACGTCATTTAATCTTGTTGATAACTCTATGTTATCACCTGCAAACATAGAGTCTGTTTTTTTAACTTGGTCTAAAGCTACCATCATATTGTTAATAGCTCCAATTTGATCATTTGACAGCAATAACTCAAATCGTGTTTTTTGTAATTCACCTGCTAAATCTAAGGCCTCTCTATCACCTAACAAAACCAAAGATTCTACTTGTGCTTTTAAAGAAGAATTTAGTTTATTAAACATTTGTAATTGATCTTGTCCAAATTCACCACCCAATCGAGTTGCAATAGAATTTTCAAGAGATTTAATTATAGGGTTTGACGAAATTAAACCAGCAGTAGGTTGAATTATATTACCCTCTAAATCAACAAATTTTTTCATGTCCTCTGGAGTGAGGACTTGATCAAGTTCCTCAATAATTAAATTAATCTGCTCATCGTCATATCCTGCTTTTTTAAGTTTATTTAAAATAAACTTAGCAGACGATAACTTTCTTTTTTCTTGGGCTTCTCCAAAAACAACTTTTGCACCTCTTCCTGTGGCAGCAAGAATACCTTGTTCTTTAATCGCTGTGTACGAATTTTTTACTACGTTTGCTAATTTAGGACCAAGATCCGCAAACCTTTTTGCAAACACAGCAGGTACGGCTGCACCTGCAAACTCTCCTCCAAATTGAGCAGCGTTTGAATCAGGTATAACCGTTTGTGCACTTCCCGCTCCTAAAGCAGCTGATCCAGATAAAGCTACCTCACCTAAAATATTAGCTACTTGACCAGAAACACTTTTGTTAGTTAAATCTTTTCCAACACCATTATAAAATTTTTCAATAGCAGAAAGTAATTTTACTGTTGTTGGTATCTTTCTATTTTTTTTAAGCCTTGACAATTCGTCAGCGGATGCTCCTAAATATTTTGCTCCAAGAAGCGTGTATCGTCCACTTGGTTCAATAAAACCTGTTGCGCCTGTAACCATTTCTCCAAGTTTAGTTTTTGCAGCATATGGTAACAATGAAGAAACGTAACTAGCCGCGTCTAAATTAATTTCTTTTCCTTTAGCCATAAAGTTAAGTATCGGACCAGAAGCACCATAAGCGAAAACCTCACCCATAAGTTTTCTTGTAACGCTGTCAGGGGTTGCGATTGTATCTAAACCTAAAGCAGGTTCTGCAACTTTTTCACCAAATATATTTGTAGCTACAGAAGCAGCTGCACCAAAAATAGGGGGAATAGCACTCTTTAAAACCATAGCTGGTAAGTTTACCGGCGGAATATACTGCTGTACTTTTACGCCTGTTCCAAAACCGTAACCAAAAGCTCCGGTGGTTGCTACCGCAGTAGGAGCTTTTTTTGCAGCTGCTTCAAAAAAACCTACTTTTTCCGCGTTACTTAGTAACGAAATAATATCATCGTCAGAAAAACGTCTTTCTGTTGGGCTGCCCTTAAAAGCATCTCCATGATAATCTTGATCAAAATAAAGAGAGCTGCCATTTTTTAATTTACGATAACTAAACTCTGGAGAGATATTTTGAGCTATGCTAGTTAAAGATTGTGCTAAAATAGCGGACGAATCTTCTTTAAAAATTTTTCTAAAATTATCCATTTCTCCTTGCGTAAACTCATATTGAGCTTCGGCAAGCGTTTCTTCAGGTATAACGTAGGGGCCACCGGGATCAGCCATTTAAATCTTTCCTTTTGTTTTATCGAGAATTTTTTTAGATTTTTCTTTTAATTCTTTCATAAAATCAGAGCTATAATGTTGTTTAATTTTATTACCATATAATGGAACACCGCTCAACAATTCTAAGGCTCTACTAATTTCTAAATTTTTAGATCTTAATAAATTAGTATCTGAGGTAGTTAAACCACCTTCTTGTAAAAATTTTAAATTTTTAGTTTTTTGTTCAAATAAAAGTTGTTTTACATTAATTAACTTATTAGCTTCGGTAGTGGGGGTCGTTAAAAAAGAGTTAGTATCGGGTAATACTTCTTGAACTAATTTTAAATCATATACTGCGTATCTAGGACTTAAAGTAAGAGCAGAACGAACTAATAAATTAACTGATTTTACATAATTATTAGCTTGTTGTTTATCTTCAAACCAAGGTTTTCCTCTTATAGTTTGAGGGATTATCGAACTACCAGAATTTATAAGTCTTTGTACCTGTGCATAAAAACCTGTACCTTGTCTTACTTGATCTAATGCATTTGTTAAAGCAGCTGCATCTGCTGCAGACATTCCTATTTGAGACATAATCTCAAAATCAAGTTCTTCTAATTGTTGTTTTGCTTGTTTACTAATTTTTAGTTTTTGAAATACTTCAAAAGTATTTCTACTGTTTAATGGAAAACCAGAAACTTCATTTTTATAATCGCTTAGTTGATAAACTTGACCGTTTTTAGTAAATGTTTTACCGGCATCATTAGAAACAACAATTTGTCCAGCGCCGTCCATTTCAACATAATAAGCAGTTTGTGTTTCTTTAGGTTGATCTTCTGTTTTTAAATTAAAAAGTTGTGCTTGATCTGGATTAGCTGTAGCAAATTCTATAATTTGTTTTCCGTCTTCACTATTAGCATCAAAATTACCACTTGTTCCTTTTAATGGATGATCTCCTATGTATCTAACTACTTTAAGGTTTGGAGTAACATCTGGTGTCTTAGGTCTTACACCTGTTTTATAAACCCTGTAATTTGGTAATTCTTTCAATGTGTTAAATCGTTTTAAGTCTTCCACATTATTTAAATCATAGGATCCCACAAAAGTGTCTTGGTCATTAAAAACATCGTGAATAGCAGGAGCTCCAGGTTTCTGAATACTGTCATGCAAGAATCCATCTTTTAAAGCTTGTTCATGCACTTTTTTAGAAGTAGCAATTTTAACTTCACCATCGTTATTAAACAATACCGTCATTGGGTAAGGATCTGGTTTATTCTCAAGAACAAAACCTTTTTTCATAACTTTTGCTACGTTTTCAAAATTTTCAACAACTGCTTTTTTACCATCTTCATTAAACAATACAATTGGCTTAAAAGGAGTTGGTTTCGTTAGATATATAAATCCTTCATTAAAATTAGCTTCTAACTCTTCATTAGATTTAGATACTACATGTTTACCCTTTTGATTAAAGTATATCTTTGCTTCGTAAGGTTCTTGTTTGTTTTCAAAAACATAACCGTCATCTAAAGCTGTTGAGTATTCTCCTTGTGATTTAACAACTTTAAAATCTTTATCATTTTTCCAAACAACTTTTTCTTCATAAAATTCTGGCGGTGTTTCTGAACTAAAACCAGATTGAATTAAAGTAGCTTGTTCTCCAATGTTAGTTGCAACCTTACTTTCAGATTGAATTATACCGTCTTCAGAAATTTTCCACAATCTTTTTGATGTAAAGGCTGTTGGCTTATTTTGATTAGGATGTGTTTTTATTAATCTTTGTAATTCAGCGTCTGTTGTAGCAATTCCAGCTTGACCCTTATTATTGTACATTATAACTTTTTCAGATAAAAACTTGCTTGGTTTTGGGTTATTTTCTTCAGTAAAACCTAAAGATAAATTTGAGCTTAATTGGCTGTTTGAAATGGAAACAGCAGCTTTTCCATCATCATTAAAAGTAACAACAGGCGTAAAAGGTGGTGGTGGTTTGTCAAGTACTTGTATAGTTTTAGTAGGGTTTTCTGTTTTTAATTTTGTAATAAGCTTATTTACATTTGGATCTTTTATATTTATAAAACCTTGAAACGCACCATCAACAAAAACTTGGTCCATTTCTTGTGCAACACTGGCTTTTGTCAAAGCCCCTGTAGGTAATTTAGCAAGATATGCACCAGAATTTAATTCTTTTAATTTATTAAAGTTCTCTTCAAATTTTGCATCATTTTTATTTAAAGAAGCTAAAACTGTACCTTCTGCTGACATAACATTCAAAAGCTCCACTTTCTTTTCTTTACCTGCAGCTGCTTTTTGTGTAATAGCCATGTCAAGAGCTTTTGATCTTTCTGCGGCTTTAGCTTGATTGTATACGGATAGCTGTTCACCAATAGGCGTGGTCGCTGATGCTAAAAAGCCAGCAAGTTTTTGTGCTTCCGTTTCATCTTCACCATAAGGTTTACCTGTTGCAGGATTTACACCGCTACCAAATAAGAAAGCTCTTTGAGCTATGTCCAATAAGGCTTGTCCTTGTGCCTGTTTTTTTACATCTTCTGAACCTAAAATTTCTTGAATAAGTGGTAAGTTTGCTTGATAGTAATCACTTAATGCAGCCCCACCTTTTTGAAATTGTTGCACAGGCTGTGTCATTTCCATAATACCGCCTGACATTTCAGGACCGACAGGTCCCGACATTTGTTCTTGCGCCAAACCACCAATGCCTTCATCAACCAATGCGTTTTCAATAACAGGCTGTGCCAAAGCTAAAACAGATTCAGGTGTCTGCATAGCATCTTCCGGACCTACAATAGTAGCTAGTTCACGGTAACGATCTTCTATTGGAGCCGCCTCACCGCGTGTTGCGTTAATCATCTGTTCAAAGTTTTGGGAGGTGTCTATCTCTTGATTGATTTGTCCCATAACTTGTTGGGCACCTTGCTGAACAGCAGCTGCTTCGGGAGCCGTGACCGGTCCGCCTTGTTGGAACATTTGTCTTCTTAAAACGCTCATCCAAACAATCCTAATTTATTAGCACCAGATACGGCACTTAATCCACCTATACCATAACCAAGGTATTGTTGGAAAGGAGAAACACCAGACCCTGGTGCTGTGCCTGTTGTAAATTGCATTTGTGAAGAAGGAGCTCCTTGAAATATGTCAGACAAGAAACCTAATCTTTGATAAGGCTCCATTTGTTGTTTAAGTTGATTTTGGTAAAGAGCATCAAGACCTGCTTGTTGTTGTGCCTGTTGCCTACCGCCCATATCAAAAAGAAAACCAAGTTCCTGTTGTTTTAATCCGGGAATAGACGCACCTAACGTGGCTAAACCGCCTGCTGTACTGCCTAATCCACCAGCTACGTTACCTAAACCACCTGCCGCAGAACCTAATCTACCCATTCTGTTTTGAAAATCAGACATAGCACTACCCATTGCCTGTTGAAAACCTTGCGATCTTAACTGGCTTCCGGTCCGTGATTGTTGGTCAAGAACATTTCTACCAATCTCCGCTGACCCAATAGCTTGCCTGCCACCACCAAAAGCACCTGCCTGTACAGCCGCATCAGATAAACCTTGTTGCTGCTGACCGCCTAAACGATTTATGTCAGCATATTGCTGTTTAATAACTTCTTCCGTGTAAGGATCCATAAATTGCTGGTAAGAAGTAGGATCAAATTTACCGGTTGATTGTTTATACATGTCTGCGGCACTGCCATACATATTTCCGCCCTGACCATATAAGTCACTAGCACCTTGTAAATAAGGCATGTATGAACCAATACCCTGACCCGCGTACTGTGTAGCAAGTTTCTGCAACCCAGACATATCGGCTATCTGTTGTTGCGGTAGTGTCATACCCTCTTTTGTTAAATCAATACCCGCCTGCATCAAGGCAAGCTTCATGGCTTCTATGTCAGGAGCTTCTCTTGATATTACTGTCTCAGCCATTACGCTCTCCTTGTTTCAAGATTACGCATCAAAGAGTACATATTCTTTATGCCTTTATTTAAACTACCGTTGCCTGCGTTCTTAACAGCTTTTCTTGTCATTACAAACTCACCATCTGTAAGCATTGCAGGAACATCATCTTTTGTACCAGAACCTAAACCCGGTCCTATACCACCTGTTCGTCTTGGATAAGCCGCCCCACCTTTGTTTGCATTAAAAGTAGGCATTGGGTATGGCGACATTTCAGGCAAAGACGGTATGCCATAAGCACTGGCCACTTGACTTTGATCTACAAAGGGTTGTGCTGCTACATCAATATAATACTTGTCAGGATCCTCATCAATCAAATCTTGTCCTGTCAATATCTCCTCTTCGGGTTCTTCTTCAGGTGCACTAAAGAACCCGCCTAACGCAGCAGCACCCGTTATACCTGCAAGCGGTACGCCATATTTTTGTAAGAAGCTAGGTGCTAATTTTTTTTGTTCAGCTTGAGCTAGTTTTAAATAAAAATCCTGTAATAGGAGAGCATCTGGTGTAATTTTACCATCAGTTAAAGATTGAATACCTGTTATTTTTTCTTTAAAACTATCTGATTTAATAATTTCATCTATTGTTGGTGGTTTGGCAAAAGGACTTTTAAAATAACTAGTGTTTGTTTCAGGAATACTTGCACCTAAATTTTGCCCTTCCGGAAACTTAAAATTTGTAGGGTCAGCAAATTTCTCAGCTTCTGTTGTGCCAGAAGCAAAGTATTGTTGCGCTTCTGTAAAAGGGTTTCTAAAAGTTCCCGGATCAAAACCAGAACCACCCACTAAATCTTTACCGAAATTTAAACTCCTTTGTATGTCACTATCAATAGCACCCGGTCCACCTGTTAAACGAGCCAAGGCTGCGCCAGACAAACCACCAAGGGCTGCACTTCTAAAAGCTTCTCTTGGGTCATCGCCTTCTATCAAACTTCCAATACCCGCGCCCACCGTGCCTGCAAGGGTGCTACCCATTCCGGGAACTAAATAATTTAAAGCAATAGGTAAAACAACTGATGCATTTTTCTTTAGGGCCTTACCTACATTCTTTAAACCTTTAAATATCTTTTTAAGAAAAAACTCTGGTTGTCCTGTAATAGGATTAATAGAGTTAAGATCACTACCTACAATGTAGCGTTCTGGTTCGATGCCCATGTCCCGCATTTGTGTAAACAACATGTTCTTTAGCTGTGGGTTTGCATCTAATACTTCCATAGGCAAAACAGTTTCGCCTTCGGCCGCATGAACAATATAGGTGTCGCCATTACGACCCATGTTAGCAAGCTTTTCTGCATGATCTTGGAAAGACGCTATGCCTATCGGATCAAGCTCATAATCTGGTTTGCTATTTACAAATGATGATATACCCTGTTGCATAAACCTACCTTAACTTATTTCCATATAACTTACAACCACATGTAAACGATTTGCTGTAGCTGCAGTTGCTTTTAATATCTCTGACTCTGCTAGTACCAAAGGTGCTGTTAAAAGCTCAACTGTTGTATTTGCACTAACGGCTTTTACTTTAAACAAACTAAACACATCACTACCTGCTGTAATAGTTAGCGTAATTGTATCTGCATTTCCACTATCTTCTGACACTAATATTGATTTTATTATAGCGGTAGTAGCATTTGCAGGTGTTAACACAGCCGTTGCATTAGTTGTAGTCAAATCTGCTTTAGCATTTTTATACCGTACTGTCATTGTCCCATAAACCAACTAATTGTTTCTAATTTTTCTTCTGTTTCTGAACTTTGTTGTTGATTAATAAAAACTTCTAAAGAACGAACTAAATCCATAACATAGCTAGATGTTACCAAAGGATCTCTACCAAATTCAATGGGTGGTTCGGGAAGTCTTGGTGGTGTTACACCTAAATTACCATATACCATTAACGTCTCCCATCTGGTCTAAGATTAACCCTTGGGGATCCTAACTTCCATTTCATACCTGTTGCATCGGAATCAACCCGTAAAGCAAAAGATCGTCCTCTTACCCGTAGATCAATTTGATTTGTAAATAATTCTACAGGAGAAGTTGCTGTTCGCGTTGCCGTGCCAGCAGACGTATTACCGTAATCTTCTCCGGGTTCATTCCTTGCTTTTAAAGTAAAGTTTGCTGCAGGTGTGCTTTGGTTAACAGAGCCCTCAAAAGTTAAATCGGGTATAACTTTTTGTATAAGACTAAATCTATCACCGTCACCTATATCCATTGGTGCTGACTCAATAAATGATGTCATTGCAGAACCATCGTCATCATAACCATTTTCATGATTGTATAAATAAGAAGACGAAGCAGCAATAGGAAAGTTCCGTATACCCCTGTCAATCCATGCTGTTCTAGCTAAATTACCAAAGTACCAGACTTTTTCATTATAGTTATAGACAACATACTTATCTATACCACCCGTGCCACCGTTATTTAATGAATTAGACTCAGACGGATAAAACCATATAACCTCACCAAACTCTGAATTTACTCCGGCCACAACTTTATCACGTTGCGCATTGTTAAAATCAAGAAACACTTTGTCTTTAACAGTACATGGTAAGGTTTGTGTCCCACCGGCATATATATAAAAATTATCTCGTCCCATCCAGAACACTATATCCTCTGTAGCAACAGCAGCTTTTGGACCCATAATTGTAATGTTTGATGCAATCTGTTGTATACCAAAAACAAAATCGCCCCCAATAAAACGTAACGAGTGTAATGATGTATCTGTATATACGAGTATCTCACGTTTTGTTTCTATGGCTTGTACAAACTTCGACCCAGATCCAAGTCTCAAGCTACCAGCAGTTGTGTCTGAACTAATTGTCCAGTTCGTGACAGATTCTTGATTGGACCATCGTATCATTAATGGATCTTGGACCGTGGTTCCATATGTGTTGGTA